TTCGTGGTTGAGAATCCCCTCAGCCAAGTTCGCATCAAGACCGCTTAACGGAACACAGGAAAGGAAATCATCATGGCAAACTCTGTTCCATTTCGCACGTCTCCGCAACTCGGTCCGCAGTTGTCGGACGTGTTCACCGGGCTCCCTTATTGGGACAACAACGGCATTTCGTCGCCTTCCTACAAGCTGGGAGACTCCGAGATGGGCGACGACGGCCGGGAATACTACTTCGTGCAAGCCTCGGCTGACATCGCCGCGACTGCCACGACCGGCACTCAGGTGGTCATCACCGTGCCGGGCTACACGGTCGCAACGGGTGCAGGCGGGTTCTATACGCCCGTGAATACGGCCATCACGTCCGGCCAGTATTTCCACGTCAGCCGCGGCGCGAAGAACGCCGTACCGGCTTAACCAGCCCTCCCGCAAACTCAGGGCGGCCTTCGGGCCGTCCTTTTTTATTCCTCCTCAGACAAGGAAAAGACAATGGCCGATTCAGTCGCAATTGATACCCGAGAGATCACCATTACCCCGTTGTTCCGATACGAGAGCATCGAGGACATCAATCGCTCGGAGCGTGAAGGCCATCTGGTCAAGAAGATGATCCAGGTGGTTGAAGTCCGGTTCGCCGGCACCAAGAATTACTGCCCGGTTTTCCCCGTCGATGCGGTGTGGAAGACCGAGAACGGCCAGAAGGTCACCTATGCCGAGCGCTGGGCAGATCAGTACCGTTCATTCGTTGCCGGCGCCAATCAGGAAGCAGAGGGCACGCCGCTGGAGATGCTGAACGCCTATGGCATGTCCGATGCCAACCTGTCGCTATGCCGCGCGCTGCGCATCTATTCCATTGAATCGCTTTATCACTTAGAGGGCGATGCTCTGAAGAGCTTGGGCATGGTCAGCAACTCTCTCAAAGAGATGGCGCGGGCTTATATGGCCGATCGAGCAAAGAGCAATGACGGTGTGGCCGAGATGGCCGCTCTGCGTGCAGAATTGGCCGCTCTGAAGGCAACTCAGGTCATTCCGGTTAAGGAGCCTACGCCGGCAGAGGTCGAAGCTCTGGTACAGGCATCAGATGATGAGTTCGATGCCATGAGCGAGGATATGCTGAAGGAGAAGATCGCTGAGATCACCGGCAGCAAGCCCCGCGGCAACCCATCGCGCGCTACGCTGCTGTCGTCCATCCGCGAGCTTTCGGCCGCCTGATGACCGTCTTGTCAGCCTGTCAGGACGCCATTGCAAGGCTTGTCGCAAGACGGCCGAACTCTGTGTTCGCTTCGGACGATGAGATTTGCGTGGAAATCGCAAGCCTCGCCAACGAAGCGGCTACGGATATCGCAAAGGCGTACGATTGGCAGGCGCTGGTTACGTATAAGCAGATCACAGGGGACGGGGTTTCTTTGCAATTCCCGTTCCCTGCGGACTACGACCGCATGGTGCAGGCGACGGAGATCTATGACCCCAACAATTGGTGCTGGGGTTATGAGCACATCGTGGACTATGGCCAGTGGCTGATTCAGGAAGCACAGGGATTCACCATCACTCCCGGTGCGTGGATCATCCGTCAGAATATGTTCAACTTCTACCCAGCGCCATCGAGCGGAGCCGTGGCCTCATTCCCATATGTCAGTAGCTATTGGGCCACTACAGCGGGCGGCACTGCAAAAGGTTTGTTCGATCGCGACGATGATCTATTCGTTCTCGATGATCGGCTTTTGACCCTTGCGCTCATCTGGCGCTGGAAGTCGATGAAGGGGATGGACTACCAGGAGGATATCAAGAACTCGGACATAGCTCTGTCTCAGTCCATGGCGCGCGATAAGGGCGCCAGGACTATCCGAAAGGGTAACAACGGCTTCGCTAGTGGCTTTAATACGCGGGTCGGTTGGCCCTGGAGCCTCGGCTGATGTTGCGCGGCGCTCCAGTCTCATCCCCAAACCGTCGCAGGCGGGCAGAGGTTGCGACCTTCACGGCACCTGTCGCCGGGTGGATCAGTAATCGCGCATTGGCGCTTCCGAGCGGAGAGGGGCTGCCACAAGGCGCCGCACGTCTCGACAACTTCTTTCCGACCGCGACCGGCTGCGTGCTACGGCGCGGCTCTGCCAACTACGCCCAGATAAGCAATTCAGGTCAGCGCGTCGTCTCGTTGTTCAAATACATCGTCGGCGAAAACAGCCGGATGTTCGGCGCCACTGACACCACTATCTATGATGTCACGACGGTCGCCTATCCAGAGAATTTCAGCCTTTCGATCGACGAAGGTGACGATCTTCTGATTGATGATGACGATAACACCATTGGTGAGAACTCTGGCGAGGGGCTTGAGGTCTACGAGAACACCCTAAGCGGCGACTGGGTTACAGTTCAGTTCGGGACGACCGGCGGTGATTATCTCATCGGCGTAAATGGGGAATCGACCGCCTTCATATTCGACGGCGTTGACTTCTACCCCTATGGCGGAACCGACGTTCTTAAGTTGTCCTACGATACGCAGACGCTGCCGTTCACGGCTGGCGGGACACTCACGGGCGCCACATCTGGGGCCACAGCTACAATCTACAAGGTTGTCCCTTCCGTCATTCCTGGGACCGGCGTGTTGTGGCTGACCAATCATGCCGGCGCTGCATTTCAGAACAATGAGGTGATCTCCGGTGGCGGCGGGTCGGCGCTGGCGAATGGAACGACCACGATAGCGGTAACGGCGCTCACGTTTCCAATCGCATATCCAGGCCTGACAACGGCGGATCTGGAATTTGTTTGGATCTACAAGGAAGGCCTTTATTTCATTGAGAAGAATAGCCTCCGGGCTTGGTATCTCGAACCTGATATGATTGGTGGTGAGCTGAAGCCATATCCGTTGAACGGATTCTTGGACCGCGGCGGTTCTCTGCTGTGGGGTCAATCTTGGTCATTGTCGTCTTCGGATTCGGGCGGCCTGTCGTCTCAGAACGTCTTTACGACGACAGAGGGCGAGAGCGCAGTTTTCCAAGGCATCAACCCGTCTGACGCGACATGGGCGCCGGTTGGCGTCTATCGGCTCGGCAAACCGCTCGGCAAGCATGGTTTCATCAAGGCCGGCGGCGACATCGTTGCCGCAACGGACGTTGGCGATATTGCTCTTTCGAAGGCCGTTCAGGTCGATTTCTCTATCTTGGCTCCTAACGCGGTCAGCTATCCGATCAACGTGGATTGGAATGATGCCATCAGCGAGCGCGGCCGTAACTGGCAGTGCGAAGTGTGGCCGGAAGGTCAGATGGCTATCGTCGTGCCTCCCGACTCGGACTCGCTTGATCCGGTTTGGTTCGTCTCCAATGCCAGCACGGGTGCCTGGGCTCCGTTCAAAGGCTGGAGGGCGCATTGCGTTCTTGCGTGGAATGGCCGGCTGTTCTTTGGATCTAATAATGGCTTGATTATCGAGGCCATGGTTGGAGGGACGGATAACGGCGCTCCATTTACTGGTGTCTATGTCCCGCTGTTCTCCGATGTCGCAAAGCCAAGCGCCAATAAGGCTGCTCGGATGGCTCGTATTGAAACCAAGAGCCGCGCGGCGATCAGTGAGAAAGTGTCCTGTCTCTTCGACTTCGACACGAACGTCCCTTCACCGCCGGACTCTACGTTGGTTACGGTTGGGAATGAATGGGATAACGCCGTCTGGAACTCTTCGCTCTGGAATGCGGACCGTAGCGCAGTCGTCACCAAGCGCCGGCATTCGGTCGCGGGAAATGGCTATCGTATAGCACCTGTTTTCCAGGTGACGAGCGGATCTGCCGTCCCGCTTGATGTTGAGATTATTACGCTGGATGTCACTTTCGAATCCGGGGATGCATTCACTTGACGCCGGTTTACTTTGGCCCGCGCTCTTCACCGTTGCAAAATACGACGGTTGGGCGGTTTGTCTGTGAGTTGATCTGGCAGAAGGCAGAGGCGATCCGCGACTATTGCACGATGGGTGTGTTCGACGGTGACAGGCTTGTTGCAGGAACTGTCTATCACAATTGGAGCCCTGAAAACGGCGTGATCGAGCTATCTAGCGCATCTCTCACGAAGCGCTGGCTTACACGCAATGTCGTTAACGCGATGTTCGAACTGCCGTTCCAAAAGCTCGGATGCCAAATGGTAGTGCTCCGCGTTTCCGAAAGTAATGACAACATGGTCTGCGTGGCTCGGTCCTTCGGGTTCGACGAGCATTTCATCCCGAGACTGGGCGGCCGGGACCAAGGCCAGCACATTTTTACGCTGACCGATGATCAATGGTCGGCCTCCAAATTCAAGAAAGCTGCATAATGGGCAAGCCGAGCCAACCTGCCGCTCCAGACCCCGCGCAGACCGCTTCAGCGCAAGGCCAGTGGAACAGCTTCACTGCCCAGCAGCAGCAGGCGATGAACATGGTCGGGCAGAACAGCCCGTATGGCTCGCTGTCGTATAATCAGACCGGCTCCACGACAATGAAAGACCCGAACGGCAACGATATTTCGGTGCCGCAGTTCACGGCCAACACGACGCTTTCACCATCACAGCAGGCCATTTTCGACAAGACGCAATCGGCGCAGGGTAATCTGGCTGATCTCGCCAATAATCAGTCTGGGATGCTGAAGAATTACCTGAGCAA